GGCGCCTGTCAAAACTTACGCTGGCAAGCGCCATCCTGCGAGCTATAGAAAGCCGCCAGCCAGAACGGTGTTCAAGAAGAAAAAGGCCACCACTGGCGGCACCAAGCACTCGGGCTCCATCAGTACGTCCGGTTGACATCTCGCAGGCCTTGAGTCTATTCTCTGGCTCAAGACACCAGTCAGATACCCTGCTTGCAGCCCTGACGCCCAACCGGCTCCTGATGCCAACCCTGCGGCCCCGCTCTGGACACCCCGCAGACCCGCTAATCAGGCTACCCCGATAGTCGAATAATGGAACTATTCACTTTTTTGGGAGAAGCCTTGTGGCTGAAACAGCATTTCAAATTCAATACCGGCAGGAATTTATCGCCGCGTTTGAGCAGCACCAGTCCCTGTTGCGCGAAAGCACAACGACTGAAGCTGTCATCAAAGGCAATCAGGCGACATTTCTGGTAGCCGGCTCTGGCGGTGCGACCGCTAAAACGCGCGGCGTGAACGGGTTAATTCCTGCTCGCGGCGACGACCTTTCACAACCAGTAGCAACGCTGGTCGAGTGGCATGATTTGGTCCGCAAGACGGATTTCAATATCTTCGCATCGCAGGGCAACCAGCGCGCGATCATGCAAATGACCTGCCTCGCCGTCATCAATCGTAAGATTGACCAGGACATCATTGGCGAACTGGCAACCGGCACCGTCAACACTGGCGCAGCCGCCGCACCTACGCTGAACCTCTGCCTTGAGGCTAAGACTCGCCTCGGACAGGCCGATGTTCCGTATGACGGCAAAATCACGATGTTAGTCACGCCAAACTTTGAAGGCGTCATGCTCACGCTGGCATCCTTCACTTCTCGCGATTTCACGCAAAACGGCCCGATCGACAATGTGCCGGCAGCGTGGCGGGATCGCCAACAGACGTACAAGTGGCTCGGAATGAACTGGATAGTACATCCAGATCTGCCGGGTAACGCGACGGCTGATGGTGACTGTTTTGCGTATCATGCGAACTCGATCGGCCATGCTTACAATGCCGACAACATCGAGGCGCGCGCGGGGTATGACGAGGAGCAGGACTATAGCTGGTCACGCTGCTCGATCTACATGGGCTCACAACTGCTACAGGATAGCGGTGTCGTGGTCGTGAACGTAATCGACAACACACTGACTGCCTAAGGCTGAGGAGAAACAAACGTGGCTTATAAATCAGCAAACCTGATCCAAATGATCCCGCGCCTCGGTACTGCCGATAATCTGGCTGCAGAGGACGGTGGGTACGGCGTTGGCCTTTGGTCGTATCGTCAAATAACCGGCGACGGTGACTTGGCGACGATGATTGCAGACGACTACATCACCGATGGCAACGACAGGGGCCTAAAGGTCGGTGACTTGGTCATTTTCGTGGAGGACAACGTGGACTCCTCGTGGATGCAAGTCGATACAATCGACGCGGCCGGTCTGGTGACGTTCATCGTGGTCAGCAACCCGTAAGTTTGACGTAGCTCAATGTCAAGCGCGACAATGCAGGGGCGAGCTCATCCGGGCTCGCCCTTTCTTGTCACGGAGTATGGATAATGTCCGAAGCAGCAACAGCAGAACAATTGCCCGAGCAGGACGCGGAACAGCCTGAGGGCAGCGCCGCGAAGCCGATCATGGAGGGCCGCCTTGGCCTCGAGGTCGAAAAATCAAACCGCTGGCGCGTCGATGTGCCGATGGGTGTTACGCCTGAGGACTGCCTCGATGAGAGTTTCTGGCGGCACGTTGCCACGAAGTTCCGACCCGGCGATGAGATCGTCGTCTTACCCGATAACATGGAGTGGAAGCTGGTCCTGCACGTAGTTGGTGCTGGCCGTCTTTACGCGCATGTCGTCAAAGAGGAACTGTATAAGCTGGCCCCGCTGGAGCAGACCGTCAGATTGCCCTCGATCTATGAGGTCAGTTTTAAGGGTACGCACCACAAGTGGGCCGTAGTCCGAGGCGGAAAGCCGCTCAAGGACGGGTTTGAAACTGAAGGACTTGCTCGGCGCTACGCGCAGAATCACGAAGCTGCCGTAGAACGATAGCCGATCAAGGATTGAACAATTGCGCAGGGATGCGCAGGCCTGGAGTATGAAATGACTGACAAGCTCTCTCTCTACAACGGCGCTCTGACCATCCTTGGCGAGCGTAAGCTGGCGAATATCACTGAGAATCGTGAGCCTCGCTTTAAGCTCGACGACATCTACGACAACAACATGATTAACCGTGTGTTGCAGATGGGCCAGTGGCAATTTGCTCAGCGCACTGTGCAGCTCGATTCGAGTCCGAGCATCACTCCGTCCTTTGGCTACATCTACGCCTTTGACAGTCCAGTTGACTGGCTCAGGACGATGGCCGTCTGCTATGACGAGTATTTCCAGATCCCGATAACACGCTACTCCCGCGAGGGCCAGTGGTGGTTTTCGGACGCAGACCCGATCTATGTGAAATACGTGTCCAATGACGAGCAATTCGGCGGTGACTTCTCGCTGTGGCCGCCAAATTTCACCGAGATGGTCGAGCACTACATGGCCATGAAAGTGGCGCCCCGGCTGACCGGCCTTGACTACGACGACAACGAGCTCGCTCGCTGGTACAAGCAATGGCTCCTCGAGGCGAAGTCGACCGATGCCATGGAAGAACCTGCGAAGTTCCCGCCAAAGGGCGGTTGGGCCCGTAGCCGGCAAGGTTTCCGCAACGCCGATTTCGATGGCGGTTCACGCAATCAACTGATCGGATAAGTCGTGTCTGAAGGCGAAAAGACACTCCTCGCTTTTAATCGAGGCGTCGTATCCAAACGCGGTCTGGCTCGACAGGATCTCGACCGTATGGCCATGTCGGCCGAGATCCAGAGCAATTTCATACCTCGAGTGCTCGGCTCGATGATGCTCCGACCGGGGCAGCAATACATCGACACGATGTTCGAGGACCTCAATCTGGTGCGCCAGATGCCGTTTGTTTTCGGCGTCGATGATACGGCCCTGCTCGAGTTTGGTTTTGCAAGCTATTTGCAAATTCGCATTAACGATGTCCTGCTCGAGCGGGTGAACGTCATCGCCAGCGTTACGGATCCGGGTTTCGATGCGGCCCTGGGTGTCGGCGCAAACGACTGGCAGGATGACTCGGATGTTGGTGCAACGGCTGAGTCCGGTGGTGCTGCCGATCCGGTCAACGTCCTCAGTCTCGAGGGTACTGGCGACGAGTGGGCCAAGGTAACGCAGCGCGTCGAAGTGGATGCCGGCGAGACTGCCGTCGAACATGCGCTCACCATTTCCGTGTCGACTGATTTCTGCCGCCTGCGGGTTGGCACCACGCTCAACGGCGACGAGCTCGTTAGCGAGACTCAGCTCGGCAAGGGCGATCACGACATCGCCTTTATTCCGGGCCAGGATCATTTTTTCATCGAACTGGCCAACGATCGTTTCTATAACGTGATTGTCAGTAATTGCGACCTCACAACCGCAGGCCCGGTGCAACTGGGTACTGGCTGGTCAACCGATGCCCAGATCAGGGCTGTCCGGTGGGCTCAGTCCGGTGACGTCATCTGGGCGGTGTCGCGAAACCTGAACATGAAACGGATCGAGCGCCGCGGTGACGGTGCCAGCTTCGGTCGATCTTGGTCGGTCGTTGACTACGGTCCCGAGGACGGCCCGTACCAAGCACTCAACGGAACGGCTACGACCATTTTTGTCGATGCCATCGAGGGCGATGTCATCATCGAATCAAGCGAGCCTATATTCGAGCAAGCGATGGGCGGATCCATCTTCGGTGCTGGCATATTGATTCGCGCACAAAGCGAGGGGCAGGTCGTCTTTGAGCAGGTCACTGGCGACCCTCAGTTTTCAGAGCCAATCCGCGTGACCGGCAACGGCGAGGCTCGTCGTTTCGGCATCCTCGTCGAGAACATCCCTCCGGGCATCGGCACGATCACAGTACAGTTCTCCATCGGATCAGACTCAGGGCCATGGAACGATCTGGACGATCAGTATACGTCCAACACCAACACCACCTTTCTCGACGAGCAGGATGGCCAGATCATTTTCTACCGCATCGGCGCCAAGTCTGGCGACCACACCTCTGACCCGATCGACTGCACCTTGAGTTTCACCAGCGGCAGCAGGACCGGGGTGGCCCGGATGACCTCCTTTATCGACACTACGCACATCAATGCTTACGTGCTGGAGCCTTTCGGATCCATACTCCCAACGATTGACTGGGAGCTCGGACAATGGTCGACGGCTACGGGGTATCCATCAACCGTCGACATCCATGAGAATAGACTCTGGTTCGCCGGCAATGATCGCATTTACGCCTCTGTGTCAGACGACTATCAATCGTTCGACGACGAGGTCGTTGGAGATGCAGGCCCGATCAATCGCAACATCGGCTCAGGCCCGATCCGCATTATCAACTGGATCAAGTCCTTTGGCCGGCTGCTGATGGGCACCAGCGAGAACGCGGCCGACATCGACGCGGCCCGGATCGACGGCAACCATCCTCTCGGGATTCGCTCGAGCTCCTTCGACGAGGCGCTGACGCCGACAAACTTCAACATCAAGACGATCGCCAGCAAAGGTGTGTTTGTCGACCGGACCCTGCAGCGGCTCTACGAGCTCAGCTATGCACCGGACGCAGCCGATTACATGAGCCTCGACCTGTCAATCTTCGCGCCAGACTACAACGTGGCCGGCATCACGCAGATCGCCGTGCAGATGAAGCCTGACGTTCGCGTCCATTGTGTGCGAGCTGACGGCACGGTCGGAATGCTGGTCTATGACCGGCTCGAGAATGTTATCTGCTGGTGCGAGGTCGTACTCGGTGGCCCTGGCAACTGGGAGGTTGAGGACGTCGCCGTGCTACCCGGTCAGGAGGAGGATCAGGTTTACTACACGGTCAAGGGATTCAACAGCGAGGATGGCGAGCAGCGGTTTTTGCTCAAATGGTCTAAGGAATCGGAGGCCATCGGTGGCCTGAACAATTATCTGGCGGACGCATGGGGTCAATACGACTCCGCTCCGACCAGCGTGATAACCGGCCTCGAGCGACTGTCAAGCCTCGAGGTTGCGGTCTGGGCAGACGGCGCGGATCGCGGTGTCGGCACGGTCACTGAGTTTGGCTCACCGGGCGAGCTGGATCTGACAACCCTCGAGATCGACGGAGAGGTTGTGAACAACGCGCCGTACTCAAATGTCATTTACGGACTGCCCTACACGGCCCGGTTCAAGAGCGCCAAGCTCGGCACCCTCGATGGCATCGGAATGCTCGAGATGAAGAAGGTCAATCAGATCGGGTTCATTGCCGAGAACCTGCATTACCAAGGATTACAGTACGGCCCAGACTTCGACAATCTCTATGACATGCCGCTCGTTGAGCAGGGGCAGGTCACGGCTGATGACTTTATCTGGGAGGACTATCACGAGGACAACTTCCCGTTTGGTGGGGAATGGAGAGCGGATTCAAGAATATGCCTGCAAGCAGCGTCACCGCGGCCTGCGACAATCTTGGCAGCGATAGCGGAGTTCGAGTCGGTCGAAAAGAGAAGCAACACGAAACGACGCGCACCCCGCTGATCGAGTCAAGGTTCGCAACAGCCGCGGACATCATTGATTACTACGGTGAACCTCACCGTGGCACCCTGCGCGCGTTCGTTATTCTGCTGGATGGCAAGCCTGCCGGAATCATTGGCCTTGTGCGCGAGGGAGGCATCGGCAAGTTCTTTACGGAATACAAGCCTGAGCTGCAGCCCTACCTGAAATCAATTACCATCATGCGGTCTTTGCGCAGGGCACTCGATTGGTGCCGCGATTACCGGGGCCCAGTAGTGGCAATGGCGACAACCGCTGAGAGCTGCTACACGATGAATCGACTGGGGTTTGAACACATGGATGGCATTTACTACGGATGGTTCGATAAATGG